ACGTTGCCGTCAGTGTCAACGATGTCAACCGCCGGAATGCTCGACGTGGTGACCGTGGGGCCAGCCATGTACTTGATCATGTCGGCACGGAGCGTGTCGGCAGACCAGAGCTTGAGCATGTCACGACCAGCGTTCAGCAGGTCGATCTCGGTCTTGTACGACGTGGACTTCGGCACCTTTACGGCGTTACGAATCCAGTCAACCGAGATGGCGCAGTTGTAGTTGCCAAGCTGCTCTTCCTTGCCGTCCAGCACGCCAGAGCCACGAACGCCAGCGGCGTTGAGCTTGGTGATGAGCGGAATGTTGAGCGTCTTGCCAGCTTCGCTGGCCAGTTCATACATGGTGCAGATGACCGAAGTCTTCTTGCGGCCCATGTAAGGAAGAAAGCCAGACTCGCGAACGTATTCTGCGAGGTAGTCCTTGGACCAAACTTGTTTTTCCAAGGCAGATGAAAGGGCTGTCTCAGCCATAGCAGTGTGTCCTTATTTGAACACTGCGTTGAACGCTTCCCCCGGTCCGACCGGAACGTTCGAGGTCTTACCCCCGGCGCTTGGTGCGGATGCGAGTGAAGGTCTAGGCAGTGTCGATGGTTGGGAATGTCCCGACACACCTGCGCTCTGTGGCTGCGTGGTTCCGGCTTTCACGTATCCATTAGCCTCGGCCCATTTCTGTGCCCAATGCTCTGGATCGTCGTCGCCGATCTTCTGCAGTCGTAGAGTTCGCTGGTGCTGCGAGACCACGTAATCGTAAGGGTCGGGCTGACGTTGGATTTGCTGCCAAATGCCGGGGTTCTGCTGCAGTTCAGACTGCAACCATTCCTCGGCGGCTTTGACTTTGTCGGCTCCATGATGCCGCGTAGCAGCAACAAGGCTGGCATTCGTGATTGCGTCCCAACGAACACGCTCTATGCGTTCGTTAAGTGAGCGTTCGAAGGCTTCTGGATCTGCGATGGGGTCCAGTGCCTGGGGAGGGCGACGTGTCGCCTCCTCATACTTGCGCCGGAGTTCTTCGTTTTCACGTTCGAACCTTTGGCGTTTCTCGCGCTCGTCCAGAACTGCGGCTATCGGAATGTATCCAGACTGCGGCTGTACGGGCGCGCTGACCGGCTGCGATAGTGCTGGTTCCAGTGTCGGGGCGGGCTGCTCTGCAGGCGGCACCGATGCAGGCGGTGGGGCTTCCACGGGCTGCGAATCTTGTTTAGACGCAAATCTTCCAGTGTCGTCTCTTGGTTGGTCCAAGAACGACAGCTTGTCATCCTCTGTCATTCGTTTCCTTGAGTGTCGCCCGGTGAAGCCCGGCGGCGGCTATGCAACGCCCTTAACGATGGCGGCTCGTCATGCCCTGCTATTGCAGCGGGGAATTTCTTACTTGGTCGCAGACCCTTCCTGCGCTTGCTGGGGATGCCCACGCGACCCGTTGACTTGCCTCGCTCGACCCATACGGACCCGTGGGTGTCATAGCTAGGGTGTCCCTCCACCCCGTCCCAAGTAATTCCTACGCTGCGAACAGCAGCAATTCCTCTTCGTCCTCGTCCATGTCGCGTAGCCGTTTGGCCTCCGCGCGGATGAGGGCGTAAAACTCGTTTATCTCCCTGAGCGCCTTTTGCATGGCGTCCAGTTCAGCAAGCTGCAGCGCGAGCCTTGCGGCCTCTAGCGCCTCTTGTGCCTGCTCTCGTATCTCGACAGGGGCTTGTGCAAGGGGGGCCTCTGCCACCTCCTCGACAAACTTGACCACGTCCCTGCGTTGGTCGCGGCGTTTGTTGCGCTTCTTGTAGTAGTACGGATCCCAGCCAATGACTGAGCCGCCCGTCGCAGCCGCTGCTGCTTGGGTAAGCGTTGCAGTGACGCTGCCAGAGCCAGACAGGCTGGCAGACATCGCGCCAGCGGCTTGCTCGCCCCCTTGGAAATACCGCCCCGGAAAGTAGTTGTCGGGAAAGTATCGGTTAGGGAAATGGTCCCCGCTCACGGTTTAGCTGTCCGTGAGGTCGTAGGTAATCGCGCTTCTGTTGCCGTCGCCGTCCACTGTGGCGATGATTCGCTGCTTGTCGTCAACGATGGCGTTCCTGATCGTAATCGTGGTCGTAGCCGCGCCGCTGATCTTGCCTGCCGTTGCCGCTGCAATGAGCCGAAGCGCGTGACGCACCGTCAGCCCCTCTTCGACACCGTTCACAGCGTCCAGAATGGCGTTTGCGACGTTACCCGTGGTCAGCACATCGCCCGTCACGTTGATGGCTGCTGCAAGCGTGCCAAGAGCCGTCAGGACCGTGGTCCCGGCTACCGTGCCCTCGCCCTCTACAGCCGCTGCTAGGTGGCCGATAGCGGTTAACTGAGCCGTTGCCCCGCCTGAGCCTGACAGGGCCGCAGCGAGGTTCAAGAACGCCTTCAGGTCAGCGCCTGAGATCGTGCCAGAGCCGCCGATAGCAGCCTGGAGACTGATGACTAGCTGGCCAACAGCAGTCAGCGTGCCCGTTCCAGCAATCACAGCCTCGGCATTTTTCCCGCCTGCAATGGCCGCTGTAAGGTCACCTTCTGCGAGGATGGTCCGACGTGCTGCCATGCCGCCCGCTTTGATGGGCAGGACCCATGAAATCGGGTTAGCCGCACCTGTCGGGAAGCCATTCTTGTTTGCAATGCTAGCGCCTGAGACAACAGTCGCTTCGCCTGCGTAGAAGTTATTCAGCGCGCCCTTTCCCGTGAAACTGCCACGGTGGACGCTTGACGTGCTGGGCGTCGTTATTGCCGTGCTTTGCCCAAAGAGTTGCCTCATCGGGTTGCACGCCAAGCGGTGGCCGTTCGAGATCAGCGCCATCAGGCTTCAGGCTCTGTTACTGGTGGGTCATTCAAGACGATCTGAGCCGCAAGCGTTGCGTGGTAGTAGTCCCCGTCGCAATTCTCCATGAGCCAAGCGACGTGTTCCGGCGTCAAATCATTGGCCCCGACGCTGTCCATGTATTGCCTAAGCACACCCTCCCACATGGCGACGAGTTGCTTGGCGGATGGCATTGCTCAGTTCCAGCCGAAGTCAATTGCGAACGTGAATGGCGAGTTCGTTGTCGTCGCGGCGGTACTCATCAGCATCCACTGCAAGCACGCGCCGTCCATGACTTGCGGCAGGCTCGGCAATTGGTTGACCAGATCGCGCTCTGACCACATGCCGGTCACGGGAAGCGCAAGGTCCAGCAGTGGCTTGCAGATGGCGAGGGCGACCACGCCCGTGCCGGTGTAAGCCGTGCCGCCTGACCATGTGAAACTGTCAATGCGCCGGATGCCAGTGTCTCCGCCCTGTTTCGGCAGGAACGGCCCATAACGGTTGGCAGCGTTTGATGAGTGCAGGATGCGGGTTGCATATGCATCAGCGGTCGCGTTCATGGTTGGCGTGCCTTGGAAGGCGCGCGAGCCGGTGCCCGCCGTGTTGGTATATGCCGAAGCCGAGAGTGTCGGGCCACCCGCTGTAGGCTGCGTCTGGCAGACGAACATGGCTTCGCAGCCCACGCCGTTCGTATATCGCGGCATCTGGATGGTCAGCGTATGCGTGCCGGTGCCTGCGTCGGTGATGTCTACCGCCGTTCCAGCCACATAGTTGGCATAGGACGAGGCCACCGTTGCAGTCGTCGCCGATGCGCGAATCAGCCAATAGTCGGTTGCAAGCGACAGGCCAGCCGGAAGCGTCGTTGTGGTCGTAAACTGGACCTTGGTTCCCGACTTCCAGTCGTTTGTATAGGTGATGACGTTGGTCGGGGCGTCAGCCGTGAAGGTGTTCGTGTTGACCAGCGTGCGTGAGCCGGTGCCCGTGACGTTGGTCGTGCTCAAGCGGTAGTAGCCTTGCAGGTCGACAAGCTTGATTTGCCAAGGTGCACCCGTCGCTGCCACGACACTCGCGCCTACGTTCAGAATGTGCTTGGTCATGGGCGAAACTGCCCCGCCATGCAACAGGCTGAAGTTCGTCGTGCCGTCGCCTACGTTCTCGTCGCAGTTCGACCAGACCAAGTCAGTGCCTGGAAAGGTCGTTGCTGCGGGATACCCGGTAAGACCAGACAGCAAATGCCAGCCAGCCGTGGCCGTGTGAGCGGGCGCAGTGGTCTTCGCACCGTCGCGGCGCAGGTACTGACCATCGACCGTGATGGCTTCAATGAGTTGGTCTTGGGAGGCAAAGCCCGCCATGTTTTACGTTCCTTCGTCCCAGATGGTGCGGATGTAGCCTGTCAATGTAGACCCGGTCGTATTGCCGGGGTGGTACATCAGGATGTTCAGATAAGCGCCGTCATAGATGCGAGGCGGCGGAGTCAGTTGCGTGACGAACTCAACCTCCGACATGGTCGAAGCCTCGCGCAGAACGTTTGTCGCCAAGACCTTCACCAGCACGAAGGCAGCAAGGCCGCCGTTTGTCGTGAGATACGTGACAGACTTGATGTCCCTGACGCCCCTGTCACCCGCAGCAAGTTCACAAAACGGCCATCCAGAGTTCGCGCCGCCCGATGGCGTCCCCTTCGTCACATTTGCCGGGTAAGTGATATTTCCCGATGAGTTACACAAATTCGTCGGGCTGGTTTTCTCCACGCCGTCCTGGTTTGTGTAGACAAAGGTAAAAGTCCCGCCGCCTGCTGATGTCGATTGCCCGATTGGCATCACCATGACGCCCTCGCCGTCCGTGTAGCGCGGCAGAGTCGCTGTGTTGTCCATCGCCTGCGTTGCCAACTCGTCAGAGTCCACAAACGGGTAAAACAGCAGGTAGTCCATCAAATGAAGCGGGCCATTTAGGTTCGCGTTCGAAACCATCGCCCCCCAATGCGTCAGGTACTTCGCAGAAGGAGACTTATTATCCCCGTGGTAAATCCCGCGCGTTCCGTTCAGCGTTGCCGCTTCAAGCGGAGTCGCCGCGTAGAAGTTGGCAGGGGGACCGCCAGCCGTCATGCTGGTGTCTTGCCAGAAGTTAGACCCCACGCTTGACGTGAAGTTCTTGCGATAATGCGTAACAAGCGAGCGCCCCTCGGCTTCGGCTTCTGCAAACCGCTTAACCGACCGGAACCCAGCCATTTAGCTCGCCACCTTGCTCTCGCCGTAAGCCGTGGCGTGCAGGCTAGCCACAATGCCGCCATTGCACTCGCAGCCGCGTTTAAACTCGTCGCGCTCGCGCTTTACTTCGACGCCGCATTCCTTGCAGGAATATCGGGTCTCTGGCTTTGGTTTCACGTCAATCATCGAGTTCCCTGTGTACGATGCGGCGAGAGCCACAATCAGCGCAGCACATCACTGTGCCCTTGCCGTGCTTGCCCTGCCTTAGCTGCAAATTCTCTAGTCTGTTGTCGGTGCGGTCGCCGTTGATGTGGTGGACGCTTTCGCTATCCAGAAGCGGCCTTCCAAGGCTTTCAGCCATCACCAAGCGATGCTGCATCACGTAGCCGGACCTTGCTGCCATCTGCCAATAAGGCGAGGCGCGGTCCACATGCTGCATGGCATAACCTTGCGCGTTAAAAGCGATACCACCGCGCCAAGCCGCCGACTGAGCGCCTTTCTTGCCGTGGCGCGTCTCAACGCCGTATTTCCTCAAGACCCGACTAACTACCGTTTGATGGGCCTCGAAAGCCGTCGCGATCTGCTGCTGCGACATGCCCAACTGGTACAGGTAGACCATTCTCGCAGCCTCGCCGTCATAGACCCTGCGTCGCTGGCCTCCGTGGTCACGCAACTTGTGCCCTGCACGCTTGACTGCCGACCGCAGCGCGTACTGGCCTTCGCCGTACTTAGTCTCCAACTGCACCAGCGACATGCCAGCTAAATAGTCGGCCACGACTTGCGCTTCTACCTCTGCGCTAAACTTGCGCCGAGTTGGCTTTTCGTCAGCCCAGCCAGGAACGTGAATGCCGTTGTCGTGCAGCACCTTATAAACGGTGCGAGGGGCAACGCCGAGCCGCTTGGCTATCTGCGTTCCGCTTTGCGTTTTCTTGTATTGCTCCATGACCAGAGCAACGAATTCAGGCGTTCTTTTGAGTGGTTTTGGCATGTTGGCTCCATACGGAATAGAGCCAAACTATATACAACTACTGTTCAGTTACGTCAAGGCTTCCGGCAGCGAACTGTGGCTGAATGCCGTTGGCCACCGCAAGGCTTGAGGTCAGCGCGCCTGCGTACAGGACCAACCCCGTGCCGCTCGCTCCCGTGCCGATAGCGACGTGTGTCAGCGTAGCGCCCGAAGCGCCGCACTGGGCAAACTGCGCCAAGGCTGCGTTAGCCGTCGCACCGCCTGATGGGACATCCCAGCCTGACGTGGTGCGGACGATAGCGATGCGGGCATAGTTCGTGTAGCTCGTCTCGTTGGTCGTCTGCGAGCCACCGACACCCGGGTCTGCCGTGTGCAGCGACAGGTAGAGGTTTGTGGCAGGGCTGGAGCTATCGTTTTCAGCGATGTCAGCCCATGCCGTTGCGTTGAAGATAAGCGCCAGGATTGAGTTGCTGGCTGAAGTGGATTTAGGCATCAGGTTATCCCTTGTGCGCGCCCATCAGGGCCTCTGAGAATTTGCTTTGGTTTGGACAGTGCAGATGCCAAGGCCTCCTGACCCCGCCCGATGGCAAGAAGGCCAGCGCCCAAGGCTTCCATTGTCCGGTCTGGCTTGACGGGTTGCATGGCTGATTCGCCGCCCTCTTCCGACATGCGCTTGCGGGCTTCGGTGTGTTCGGCATCGCGGGCCTTAAACTCAAAGTCGAGTTGCCGTGACTGCGCCCCAAACTCAAAGTCGGCCTGCTTTTCCTGCAGTTTGATTTCCAGCATGGTTTGCGCCTTGCCAGTTTCAATCTCAGCCTGACGGTTAAGCCGTTCCATGTCGTATTTAAACTGCAGGTCGGCCAATTGCATGGCCCGCTCGGTCTTGCGCTGGTCGGCCATGTCTTGGCGCTCCAGTTCCTGCGCGTCGGCCTGTGCCTGCATAGCCAGTTCTTGCTGCTTGGCCTGCATCTGCATCTGAGCCTTGGCCTGCTCGGCTTGCATCGCTTGGTCTGGCTGCTGCGATTGCTGCTCTTGGGCCTGCTTCAGCTTGTCCAGAAGCAACTTCTTCTTCGGCAGCGACGAGGCTTCAATCAGCACGTCAGGCGGGATGGGCATACCGGCCTGCACCAACTCGGCAAGGCGCTGGAACTGCTCTTCCTGAATGACCGCAGTGTCTGGCGTGGAGTCGATGACGATGTCCACGTCCATCTCAGCCGGGTTGTTCGACTGCATGACAGGCTGGCCCGTCATCGGGTCGATCTGCATCTTGCCCGTCTGCGGGTCGATGACAGGTTCCGGCATGTTCAAGCCGACAAAGCGCGGGGCGTTCTCGTCGTCGGTGACGCGGATCCACTTCGGGGCCGTCCAGAATTGTTTGATGCTTTCCCACATGGCGCGATAGCACCTGAGCTTCCAGTCATCAAAGCCTGCCAGCAACGGAGCCTGCTCTGTCATGCCAGCCTGCTGCTCGGCAAGGATAGCCCTGCCCGACTGAGACTGACCGCCTCGGCCTACAATGCCCGGGGTCGGGCTTTGGCGGCGCATCTCTTCCTTGGCGTCACGCAGCAGTTCAAGGTGGGCAGGCGTTAGCTGCCGATCGCCAAGTTCCTCAATCTGCCCTTCACGGGCCTCGATGATGCCGTCCGGCTTGGCCCATTCCTTGCGGACTGCGTCAACGTCCAGAACCCCAGGCTCTACCCGGAGTTTCGCCACGTTCAGCAGATGGATAGCCTTCGACCGGCCCTTGTTGATGGCATCCTGCGGCGAGACCATATCTTTGACCGCGCCGTAACGCTGGTTGTCGATGTCCACATAGGCGGACTGAGCAAGGATAGGGTTGCGCGGCTGCTTGGTCTTGGAGTCGAGATACTGGCTTGGGCCTTCTTCAAGCACACCGCCATAGACAAACACGCACTTGTTCCAGATGCCGCCGCGTCGGCTGTACATCTCAAAGCACATGATGCGGCGGGACTTCACGTCAATCCATGACCAGCCGTCTTTCGGCCTGTCTTTGAACGTGTCGCCGGTTGTAGCAATGTCGAAGGACTGCTTGATCTTGTCTTCAGCGTCTGGATAGAGGTCGATGAGATCCTGCTCATCCATCCACTTCGCTATTCCCATGTAGCGCGCGTCGCCGAAGTCACGGTCGCGGCTGTACGGGTCGTAGAAGAACTCTTCCGGCCTGATGCGCCGAATGCCAGGCTCTTGGCCCTCGTTGATCTCATTGATGCCAGCGACCACGCCCCAAATGAGGAAGTCCTGCAGGCATTCGCGAGCCGTTGCATTAAACCGGGTCACGTCGCTGACGTAGCGCAGGCCGTCCGTGGCTACTTCCGCAGCTTCTTGGTCCTTTGGGGTGCGGCCCCACCCTTTGGGGTCTGTGCGGCCACGCTCGACTATGCCGATAATGGCGTTAACCGCCGGTTTCACGTGATTGAATACCAGCGCGGGCTGACCACGGGCCTCAAGAATGCGACGCTCGTTATCGGTAAACTGGTCACCATCATAGTACCGCTGGAAGACCTGAGCCGCACGCCTTGCAGCGTCGAGCATGTCCATGCTGACAGTGGCTTTGCGCTTGACGGTTTCGAGGTAATTGTCCTCGGCTTTCTGGTCTGCAATCTTGCGCTTTGCCATTATGCTGTCTTCCATCCGCCCGAAGCGGCCAAACTGCGGTTTCTCGTGTAACGATCCACCGGATTACGTGAGTGATCCACCTTCGTCAGAAGCGCAGGCCATGCCTCGTAGACTGCCCTGCCGATGAGCGAGCAGCAGTCAACCGCGTCGTCATGCTTGCCAGCGGGGAAGCGGATAAGTTGGTCGACCACTTCGCCAGCCCAAGGAGACTTGGGGAAGCTCACCTTGCCGTTAGCCGCCAATGCCTGGAACGCTCTGGCCCGTGTCGGCTTGTCGTGGATGCTTGCCACCCACTCAATACTCGCCCACGTCTTGCGCTCGTCCA